TAAAGCGGGGGTGGGGGTCCCCGCGAGCAAACGAAGTGCGAGCCGGAACTCTTAGTTCCGGGGGGGTCCCCCCGCTGTCGTGCAAGACTTACCTCTTGTATTCCCTGTAGATATGCTCTGTAGCCACTCGCTAAGCTGAGGAAGCATGTCCTGTACCAGCTCAAACCCTGTTGGGTGCTTGTACGGCTCCTGGATAGGGCGGTATCTCCAGTCAGCGTACTTCTCAAGTTGGGTGAAGCTGCAGCATAACTGCTTCGGAGCAAGTTCCAGGAGTAATCCAAAAAACTCGTCTCGACTTTTTGCAGCCACGATATCATGCCACACGTCTCCACCTCCAATGATTTTGCCAGCATCTGGTCTTGCAAGCCCCCCTGCCACAATGTCACCATCCTTGCACGCGTAGTCCCAACCCGCTTGTGGTGTAGTGTACGTAGGTGAAACATTTGGGTGGCAGCCAAGTACATCGAAGACATCTGCCCTTCGACTCCGAAACTTTCGTTCGAAATGTGCAAAGCAGTGTAGGTGAGTGCCACCATCAGCATGGGTTTCTCTGCCGACGATGCATTCTGCTCGTAGTTCTGCAAGATGATTGACAATTGCCCAAGGGTCGAGGTCTCCGCACTGAGCGTAGGTGAGTAAGACATATTTGGCGTTGAAGTTGAAAGTCATGTGACTGGTTCCATTGAGGATTTAAGGTTCACCTCAATGGACCATGGAACCAGAACCAGTATAAATACCTGGGATGGTCCCCGCTTTAAGATGTTGATTTGTAATCTTACAACAACATTTGTCAGCATGCGCGGTTATGGAGCCCGACGACGTTTCCGCCCTGGAGGCTCGCGTTCGCGCCGCTTTCGAAAATTTCGAAGATCATATCGACGCTCTACTTACCGTCGTCCTAGACGTGCTGGATACAGTCGGAAAGCCATAGTTAATATGGCTGCCACGAAGAAGCGAGATAATATGATTTCTTGTGCAATTACCGAAGGTGGTGTACCGAATGTTCCCGGATTGCCGTTTGTCATGAATGGTGCTCAGGAAGTTTGGATGTTCGCGTTTGTACCCAGTGCTCGCCGTCTTCATGATGGCGTCCCTAGTACTGGAGTTAGGGGCTACGACTTTAGTCGAGAGCACCGGGACACCTTCTCGGTAGGGTATTCGGAGCGGGTCACTCTCACGGCAAATACAGGTGCAAACTGGCGGTGGCGTCGCATTGTTTTTACGATGAAAACACTGGAGCCCGCACAGGCATTCCAGTCGGGTGCGCTGTTCAATTACGTTAATTTCGAGGGTGTGAAGCCTGGTTACGTACGTGCGATGTACGACTTTTCTCAGGACGCACTTCCTCGTGCACTCCTTCAGCAGGAACTTTTTCAAGGCACTTTTGGCACAGACTACTCTGATCCGTTTAATGCTCCTGTTGACAAAACTCGCGTTCGTGTTCTTTATGATCGCAACATAGCGATTAATGGGCATAACGATGAGGGTCACTGGAAAGTTAAGCGATTCTACCATAGGAATGGTAGAAGGCTCATTTACAATGAGAAGGAGAGTGGTGATCGCAAGGATGGTGCTACAGAGGGGTCTCATTTTAATACCGGTGGTCGTGTCGGAGATGGTGATCTCTGGGTTGTGGATATGTTTGCTGGCATTGGCTCTCAAGCCGGTGACACCCTACGTTTCCTCCCACAGGGCACGTACTATTGGCATGAAAGGGGCTAGACTTTATTTGTCAGGGGGGTGTCTATATAAACGAATGTTACATTTTTGTTCAACCAATCAACGTCTGCTCCTAATTGTTCCCGTGGGTCCTCGTTACTGATCCATATGGCTGGCTTGCCCCAGTGGATCAATTTCTTGCCCTTGTACTTGTCAGTGGCGTAAAATTGTTTCTGATGACCAAGCCACCATTTGTATTGTGGGAAAAACTGGATCCCTCCGTTGATGTCGTCGAATACGGCGTAATCTACACCGTCGAGGCTTTCGTCCAAGCAGAATAGTCCTCCGAAATATGCGTGGGGCCCGTGTGCCCGAGCCCAAATTGTTTTTCCATTTCTGGAGGGGCCCCACAGGCACAGACTCTGGCCTCGTTCTCCATCTTTACATACGTTAGTACATAATTCGATATCATTATGGTGCCGCGCACTTAAAGCGGGGGTGGGGGTCCCCGCGAGCAAACGAAGTGCGAGCCGGAACTCTTAGTTCCGGGGGGGTCCCCCCGCTGTCGTGCAAGACTTACCTCTTGTATTCCCTGTAGATATGCTCTGT